GATCACACATATTACTTCCTCTCTATCTTAAATGACTTATAACCAGGGATATTGCAATCCTCAAAACTAGCACCCAACCATTTTAACCATCTCATACTCAGCGTGTTAGCTTCCATAATGTAATTTGTTAAGTAGTCAAAGTCTCCCATCAAATCATCTATCCACATCTGTGAATCCTTAACAAACTTCTTCTTTATCTTATAAAAATTCCTTGTACCTAGCAACCAGCAAATCCCTATGTTTCCTCTAGGACTGACTCCAAAGCAAGCTAACAATCCGTCTTGATCTGTCTTGACGCTATAGCACTTACTACTTGATTCAAATGATCCGTACACAGCATCTCTAGGGTGGTGCATTAGACCGATACATTCCATCATATCTTCTTCTCGTAAGTCATCATATAACAAAGGAGCGTCTTCAAGTGCTTGTGCTTTCTCTACTTTAACCTCCATAACGTCTACTCCTTGATATAATAGTTGATTCAAACTCAGCAGATAACAGCTTCACTGGTAAAGCACTAGAAGATTTAATTTCGATAGTGGCATCATTAGGTTGAGCTTGTACAGCAAACTTAAAGAATCCAGTCTCAGGTGTGAATTTATTAAGGGTACTGACAGAGGCTAACAAACTTGGGTTGTAAGTGTAAGTGTATTTATCTCTAAATTTAGGTGTAACTTCTACGTTGAAGTGTCCAGTCTCTGAGTATTCAATACTACCGTTACGAATAGTTTGGAATGTATAATCAGAAGCAGATCGTCCACCTCTCTCTGTAGGTTGCTTTAAGTTCTGCTTAGAGAACCTGTATAACATGTCATACTCGTACCCAATGAAGTAATCATACACACTTAAATACTCGTAACCTTGCTCGCTCCACACAGGTGCTGAATCCACTTCTACAGTAGGTTGCCAATAGTTAGTATCTGTTGGGAGTATCGATGCAGAGGAGGTATGTCCTTCAACACACTTATACAACTTTTCAAAGTTATAAGCAGTAGATAAAGCCCAAGCAGGAGCAACTATAGTAGTTGTTATCTTCTCCCAATACAATGCCCAATCAGCACCTGTTCCTGGTTCTTTATCTGCATCTGATGTATGACTTTGAATACATTTATATGTATCACCGTCATTTGTAACATGATTAGAATAGTTAACATAATTAGCTAACTTACCATCAATTAAAATCTCGATGTCATTAACAGAGTGAAGTGTTACTTCTTTCCTTGTTCCGTTCTTAGAGTAAATAGCCATGCCCTCTTTAAACAAGAAGCTATTCCTAAACCTCATATAAGTAACATCAGTGTAATTACTTCCGTCAAAGCTTTGAGGTGTTGTGCTACTTAGCTTAGTATAGGTTATAGTTTGTACATAATTAGTACTGCTGGTTTGTATTCTACCGTCTAACAATAAAGCATAGTCTCTATCTGCCTCGGCTAGTCCATTCTCCATTGGTATCTTTTCTAAGTAAGTACCGTCACTATCTGTTGTGATGATATGCAAAGTAGATTCAATAAAGTGAAAACTTCTAACCTCTCTAGTAAAAGTAAAGGACATCCATGAACTCTGTATCTTCTCTCGACCTTGCCAAAAGTACTTATATACAAACAACTTCTTATAATCTTGGTCAGTCTGTACAATAATCATGTTCTCTGATGCACTACCTGCCATCCTGACTATATTAGAAGGGATGTACTTATTGATTTGTTCTGTTATCTCAGCTGCTCCGTAAGTCTCTGTGTTGTTATCAACAGTGTACTCTAACAATCCTTCAAAGCTGTTTCTTTTAAAGTTAAAGTAGATATGACTACTTAGTGCTAACGGTCTAATACTTTCTGATACATCGTACTCAGTAACTGGAGAGATAGTAACAGTCTTTGGAGTTAACAAGTCTGCACCTCTTAACACAAACTGTGTCTTAGCAGAGAATAACATTAGCTTCTCTTGGAACGCTTGTGCGTATTTAAGTAAGCTGATCTTAGTGTGTGATATTCCTACATCTATAGGAGCAGAGTCAAGTAGCGACTGTGTTGTGGTCCTGAAAAAATTAAAGTATTCATCTGCTTCAGAGAACACTACAGAATCATCTGTCAATACTCCTAACCTGTTCTTAAAGAAGAAGATATCATTGATCTTATAGTCAACAAAAGAAGGGAAGGGGTTAGTGTTATCATCACCTGCTGTCCTACCTCCCCAATCCACTGTCTTTAAAGTAAAGCTTGTTATCTTACCTGTATCTTGGTCAGGGATTAGTCTAACAGGCATTGTATCTTTATCTATGAGAGTATCAATACCTGTAACAACTCCTTTATCAGTTCCATCTTGAAACCAACCAGGTTGTTCTATCCAACTTCCTTCTCCAAAGTCTTCATTATCTTTAGTCTTAAACTTAACATAGTAATCATCTTGATCTAAGTCTGTATCCCCTATGATCTTAACTCGGAAATTATTAAAACAAGATTTAGGAAGATCAGTAATACTATCTACTTCTTTATAAATAACACCTAATCCTTGTTCAGCTAAACCATCTGAAACCCTAACCATAAAGTCTGTTTCTGATGATATTTTTATAATACTGCTGTTTCTTTCTACGGTAAATTTTGTAGTAGTACCTGCAACAGTGGCAGAGTCTATAGTAGGCATTACAACACCTGGAGTTAAATAGTTTAGGTCTCCTGAATTAAGTGTTACGTCAGTAACATAACCAAGTCTCGTCTTTTGGACAGCTGTCCATCTCACAGTTATTAACATTCCAGATTGTGTTCCTGTATTATAAGCAGCAGTAGAAACAGAGCTATCATAACCTGTACCTTTTTGCGTCAAAGTAGAACCAGTGACTACACCGTTAACCACAGTTAAAGTCCCACCTGCACCTGATCCTATCTTTACTCCTGCGTCAAATTGGTCTACATGAAATGTAGTTCTAGGAATGTAGTAGCGACTGAGATTAGATGATGGACCTAAACCTGATCCTCCCGATAAAGCAAAAACTTCTAAAGTACCTGCACCTGATATATAAGTATTTAAACAAGTGGTAAGGTCTCTTGCTATAAACTCCGTGTCAGCGTGGTTACCTTTAGGATCTACATCCGCTGGTCCACTAATATAAGTAGAAGCTTGCACCCCTGTATTACCGTGACTGCTTGACGAATAATCGTGATGATCTGCTAAGCTACTTGCTAGAGGGACTAATAATCCATCCAAGTAAATACTATAAGATTTCTCATAGTCTCCTAGCTTAACAAATATTAAAGCATCTTTCTCTAAAGGTTGTGTCTTTAATTCAGCGTCTGTTACTTTCGCTACCGTCTTAGTCTTGTTAACAATAAAGGTAGAGTCTGCTATGGTTAAAGCTGTAAGGTCTTTAAGAGGATTACCAGCAGAAGAAACAGAGACGTAAGTACCAGCGGTAGCATCTTCAATAGTAATAGTCATATCACCAGCACTAATGTTATCTACAGTTAAGTCTCTCGCTTTTAATCCGTTAACAGAGTCATAGGTAATAACATATTGATTCTGTTCATCTCTATCTACATAGTGACTAAATAAATTAGAGCTAATATTAGCACCTAATCCAGTATCATAAGAAAACCTAGAGTTAGGTCTTTTAACAAGTCCCTCTACTACAGTTGACCAAGCATTTATCTGCTCATCACACTGTCCAGGGTATCTTAAATTGTCAGGTTGTTGTGATACACCTTGGGCAAGGTTAGGAATACTGGTGTTAAGCAGTGGCATCTTTACCTGTCAATTACTCTTAGTACGCTGTAGTTGTCAAAGATAGTTCTGTCTGCATTCTCAGAGTCACTTTCAATAGCTCTAGCTTTCGCTTCGATCTCATCTCTTAAAGCAAACCCTTCTATCTCTCGACTGCCTAAGAACCTAGCAGCAAAGATGCGAGCTGATTTAACAGCTATGTAATGTCTAAATTGTTCAGGTAGTTCTTCAAACTCTAACTCAAAAGTAATAATAGCTTTTAAGTCTTTAGTCCAAGTATCCCTGTGGTTTTTTCTATCGTATAGCTTAGTACCTCTTTGTACAGGATCAGTGTCCGTGTTTAACTCAGGGTCTAAGTCTACTTTTAAAATGTTTGCAGGTAATGTAATCCGACTTGTAACAGAATCAGGAACAAGTGGGTAATCGTATTCTGTATTGAAATGCCATCCTTCTGATTGGATAGCTTTACTTGTTTCTTCTAACGCATGGACTGCTTGTGTAACGGTTACAGGAACACTAGTTCCACTTAAAGTATTAACAGGTGATTCTCCTATTACAGAGATCATAATGTTTACCGCTTCCAGTTTAGTTGTCAGTGCCATAGCTTGTAAATAAAAATATCAGTGAAGGGAAGGGATTCCGCTACGCAGTCCCCCTCCCCAACACCGAAGAGAGAACTATTTCTGCAATTCAATAGCACACTCAGGACGGAGAACTCCGTGACCCATAGCATACTTTGCAACAAAAAGTGTTCCTTGACGCTCGATTTGATACTCGCTTTCAGTAGCAAGATCAAGAAGCTTCACAGTTCCGACAGCAGCAGAATGAGAAACAACACCAAGAGTATTAGTGAAGTTACCATTATACCCAGCACCACCAGCTCCGAATACATCATTGCTAGATGCACCATCTCCAGAAGTAACAGCTGATAAATCAGTTGAAGGAATGTGATTAGATTTGTAGATAGTGATACCAGCTACTTGTGGGATTGATCCAGAAGCAATGCTACCTACTCCTCCTACGTCTTTATTGACAGCAGAAGT